ATAAATCATACTACAAAGAATTATAGAAAGGATTTTTAAATGAAACGTCTTAAGATTGCTCTTGGCGCATTAGTGACTATTGGTTTTGTCACTTATGCCTTTGCTCAAACTGTTACTTCTGGCTTCTTCCCTCAGTGGCCTATTTACGGTGGCGCTTCCTACAGTTGCGGCAGCGTTAATTCTGTCAGCAATTGTACCGTTCCTGCTGGTCCGACTATTGTTACTGGTCAGGAAACCATTCCGGTTAACACTGGTTTAACTGGTGGTCAAACTCCACAGAATGCTTATGTTGGCTTAGCTTCGCTTAATGCTATGCCAATTACTGTTGTGGCTGTAACTTCTGCTTCCCCCACTCCTATTAGCGCCACCAATCTCCAGGGTGGTATTCTTTATACTTCAGCAGTAACTATTACTTCTGCTGGTATCACTCTCCCACTTAGTCCGATTAATAAACAGCAATTTAGCATTAGTGCTAACCGCACCATTACTACTTTAACTGTAACTGCTCCTGCTGGCACTTCGATGGGTGGTAATACTGCCCCGACTGTGCTTACAGCGTCTACTACTAGCCCGCAAAGCTATCGCTTCTTCTACAATGCGGCCGATACTAGCTGGTATCGCTTGCAGTAATTGTTATGGGAGGGATGGACATTACTCAAAAACCATCCCTCCTATTTCTCTTAGGATTTGGAATTTGTATTGCTTACATACCCGGTATAGTTGGAGCTAGTATACCTACAGGTTGGTTTTTCTTAATACTTGCTATGGTATTGGTTGCTCCAATTACTTTACCACCGTTGTTTTTAGTGTATGCTATTATATCGTTACTTTGGACTACAAATTTAAATATTGCTGCATTATTTCTACTTCAACTTGTAGCACTTTGGTTAACCTTTGAGTTTGGTAGAAGTTTAAAAGATATTCGGCCAATATTTAAAGGAATTGCAGTAGGACTTTTAGTTTCTGATATAGTTGCTTTGTTCTTTCAGAAATATATTTATAGTTTAGTAGAAGCTAAAGCTGGCTTATTTTTAAATCCGAATATCTTTAGTGAAGTGTCCGCTGTTGTTCTAGTAGCTCTAGTTACTTTAAAGCTCTACTGGTGGATACCGTTCACTTTGCCAGCGTTAATTACAGTTCATTCTAGGACTTCGATTATTGCACTAGGAATTGGTTTGTTCATTAGAGCTAATTTTTGGTTTCGTATTTTGATCTTTATTGCTTGTGTTGTTACAATTCATTTTAGTTACTTTCAGCTTACCAGTATTTATGAGCGTTTCAATTTGTGGGCAGACACGATTAGAGGATTTAAAATTTTAGGAAATGGTGTTGGATCATTTGAAATTTCATATCCTCTAAATTCGATTTACATTGATACTTCTTTAGCTAGAGCCAGATATGCCCACAATGATTTACTACAGTTGATTTTTGATTTTGGAATTGGAGTGTCACTGTTACTCCCGGTATTTTGGAAAGTAATTAAGAGTGGTAATGCAATTTTATATAGTCTCGGCTTGGTTTCGTGCCTTGCATTCCCGTTTCATGTGCCATTGCTCGCGTTCATTGGCTGTCTGGTTTCGGGTTATATTACTACTCATAATGATACCGTTTGGAATTTTAGGAATAGTTGGGGATCAGTTTTACTTAAAAGGATTAAAGGAAAGAAGTTTACTTTATCTCCTAGTAGCTAAAAATGTATTCCCATTTGAGAAAGAAATTTTAGTTGGACCTGGAGTATTATATTCAACATCGCAAGTTATAACTGTTGAAGCAAAGGATGAAATTAAAGACAGTCTTAAATATGATCCTTATTCGGTTCAATTAAATGGCGTGTATATTCAGTACGCTTTGATCTTTAAAGATAAGTACGATTTAGAATTTGAATTACTTAAAAAGATTTCTCCTAATTCTACTATGACTAAGATTATTTATGATAAATTAAAGCTTAAAGAACAATAGAAAGGAATATAAAATGGCTGCTAATTTTCCCAAATGGTTTCCTTCTGGTTTTCGTTTAATCAACGGACTTACTCTTTCCAATTGGTTTAACAATCCACAAGCGTCTTATGAAGATGGTATTACTGCTAAAGCTGGTGGTACTAGAGCGGCAGCTTATCAATTAAGTGCTATCACTAGTCGCATAAGCGTTTGTGTCACCAACGCAGATAGCGTGAAATTACCGTCTGCTACAGGTGTTAATAGCAAAGCAATTGGTGGAACATATACTGTAATTAATGATGGTGCAGCAAACCTTGCTATTTTCCCCCAAGGTGCTGCTGAAACAATTGATGGTGGCGCTGTTGGTGCTTCTGTTACCTTAAGTGCTGGTAATAGAGCGGACTTCTATAGCGTTGCTAGTGGCAAGTGGATTTCCTCTGGTTCTGGTAAAGCCAGTTAAGGGGGATTAACATGATGAAGCGTCTTTTAATTGGACTATTGTTATTAATAGGCGCTTCACTTTCCGCCTATGCTCAAAGCAGATCATCGCTTTGCTATACCACAAATGGTACGAATTGCGTTTTAGCAATTCAGGCTTCTAATTCAAATGCTATTAATATTTCCACCGCTACAACTACAGAATTAATTGCTCTTGATGCTAATAAGACTATTTACGTTACGTCTTGGGACGTAATGGCAGGTGGTACTGGCACTTTTCAATTAGTATTTGGTAGTGGTACAGCTTGTGGTACTGGTACTACTAATTTAACTGGTGCTTATCCTCTAGTCGCACAAGCTGGTATTGCTAAAGGAAATGGACTTGGAATTGTATTAGCAATTCCTAAGGGTAAAGCCTTGTGCGCTGTTACCAATGCTAATATTCAATATTCTGGATCAGTCTCATTCGTACAATTCCAATGAAGATTGTTATTATAGCATTACTACTATTATTAACTGTTCCGGCCATAGCAGGGACAATTCTATTGATGGGTATTGGTAATGGCGCTCCTGGTGGTGGGGGTGCTTGTTCCAATAGTCTAGATTTTACTGCTGCCTGTAATAGCCAATATATAACGGTGGTTGGTGGATTTTAAGAACAAATAAATAGGAAGCTATTATGAAGAAAATTTTATTACTTCTATTATTGATACTTAGTCCACCAGTATTTGCCGCTGATAACGCAGTGATCTTAACGCCCGGTGCTGGCGTTACAATGCGTTGTAAAGATGTTGGTAGCGGTGTTCAATCATGTGTGACTATTTTAGGTGATACAGCAGGCAATCCGATTATATCTGGTGGTGCTGTTCCAGTTGTAATTTCTCCATCAACTGCGTCAAGTGGTCTAGCTACTTCAGCTAATCAAGCAACTGAAATTGCATCGCTTTCAACCATTGCGTCTAACACTGGAGCGTCTATTCCTGCTGGTACAGCAGCAATCGGTGGATTATTAGAATATCCTATTAATACTACTCCTATTACTAAAAGTATTACAGGTTCTAGTGTAACAACTGCAACATTTGCTGCGGTATCTGGTGTTACTAATTATCTTTGCGGGTTTTCTATTAGAGCTAATGCAACTGCTGCTGCTACAGGTAATTCTACTGTAACTGGGATTTCTCCTGCTAATTTAAATTTTGCTCAATGGACAGCACCTTTAGCAAGTGGGATGGGTATCACCGAAATGGTATTTAGACCTTGCTTGCAAGCTAGTGCATCTAATACTGCAATTTCTGTTATTTCTGATAATCCTGGTTCAGGGGGTGTAGCGTCAGTTACATCTTGGGGCTTTAGACAGTGAGAAAATATTTAAGTTTATCTTTATTATTATTTTTAATTGGCCTGCTGTGCTTGGCACAGCAGCCGTCGAAGGCATTCTGGCAGTCGCGAGATAGCAACTATAATAAGTCGGCCAGCGTAGCGGCAGCTTATACCGGGGCCGGAGATTGTAGCGGGTGCACAACATTCAATGCTTTCTGGTCAACGCGGGCTTACAGCGCAGCTACGAGAGGAACCAAAGCCGTCAACGTCTGCAATATCACAGGTGGCGTCGATGTGGCCTGTGCTGATTTCAGCACCGATGCAACCACAGGCGCGTTAACAATTAGTTTGATTGGCGGTTTGTCATGCAGCGTCGTAACATGCGCGATTAAAAAATTCTACGATCAGAGTGGGGCGAATGCTTGTAGCGGGTCGCCCTGCGATGCAACGCAGGCAACGGTTGCTAATAGAGCCACGCTTACCGTAAGTTGTCAGAATAGCCAGCCCTGTGCAGTATTTCCCGGAAACCCGGTCAACTACACATTTGCGAGTATGGGATCAAATGCTCAGCCGCTCGGAATGACGGCAGTTTTATTTCCGACAGCAACGACAGCAGGCGGGATTATTGCCTTCAATTCGGGGACTGATCCGGATTTCTTAATCAACTCCAACGTAATGGAGTTGTACGCCGGGGGTGGAGCTTTCACCGCCACAGCTAACGTAAGTAATTGGTTTGCTGTTCAAGCGGTGTTCAACGGCGCAACTTCCGTTCTCAACGTCAACGGATCAGAAACAACGCCAGGAACCAACCCCGGTGCCAACGGGACGACGACAAGCGGGTTCATTGGTAACGATGGGTTCGCTGCATTTTTACAAGCAAAGTTCGTAGAAGGCGGCGTTAAACTGGCGACGCTATCCGCTGGCAATCGCTCGTCGCTCAGTAGCAATCAGAGGACGTTTTGGGGTTTCTAAAATGAGACGAACCGCCCTGATAGCAGGGATCATTAGCGTAGCAATTTTATTCTCTGCATGGACACATGGTGGAGGGTGCGGAGGTGGTGGATTTTTGGTGTCGAGTGGCTCTGCCTGTTCAGATGTTCTGACTACAGACAGCAGCGACCCTCTTACGCCGAACTAAGGAGGTTTCAAGAATGGGCTTGTTAAATAAACTGGCCGATAGGCTTCGCAAAAACGAAGATGCAGAGCCGCGTCTGAAATATCACGCCAAGCCAACCTCGCGTCGCGCGCTGCTATTTGGTCTTGGCGCTGCTGCCGTTGTCATCGGCGGTGGATTGGCGGAAGCTAACACACCTTTCACAACTTTCCCGTTTGCCGCGACGGGGTCAGCCACTACCAGGACTGATCCGGCGCGGTGGGGTGCCCTGCACTATGATGTGAAAGATTTTGGTGCAGTAGGCAACGGTTCAATAGACGATACTGCTGCGGTTCAGGCCGCAGTTGACGCGGCCTCAGCCTCGGGATCGCGCGCCATTATATTTTTCCCCGCTGGGAACTACCTTCTTTCTTCATCGGTAACCGTAAATAATTCTCCTACTGCTCTTGTTAGCATCATCTTTCAGGGGGTTGGTAACGCTTCCAGCATTACCGGCACGTTTAATGATTTCCTAATTCGTCGCGACGGATCAGGGATCAACAACCTGACGGATGGTGTTCGTGTCTTTGAATATCTTACGTTCACCAACGGTCACGCTACAGGGGGCTGCGTCAAGTGGAACGCTAACATTGGATCGACCATTCATGATTGCATCTTCAACGGCAATCGCGGTCTTGATGTGTCGTTCTGCCAGGGAACGACAGTTGCAAATTGCAAATTTGCTACAAGCAACACCTACAATTCTGTTGCCATAACCATTGGTGAAAACGGCGTTATCAATTCCTGCGACGTTACCGGATTTCAGATCGGCATTGCCTTCAGCGGAGTTGGTGTCTGTATCTTCGGTGGTCGCTACGAGCTAAATGCTTTCGCAATGTCGTGCGGCAATGCGAATGATGGCGTCCCAGGTGACAATCACGCATCAGGCTTCTGCATCCTTGGCGGTAGTTTTGAAAGCAATGGGATTGCCATAGACCTCTTTGGAGGGTGCGGAAATTTCCAGATCGGAGGCTTTCAAATCATTGGCTTTGAAAGCGCCAACACTCGTTACTCTGGGGTTAACGTATCATCCACGACATTTACTGGTGCGACTAGCGGTGCAACTGCGACTGCTAGTTCAATTACATCCAACATCCTTACAATTGGGGGCACTGTCACCGGGACATTTCAGATTGGAGAACGGGTTACAGGAAGTGGCGTACCCAGCGGGACTGTGATCTTTGCTCAGATCAGCGGGACTTCTGGCAAGGCTGGCACCTACTCTCTCAAGGGTATTTGTCAGTATGGAATTAGAATACCTACCGACAATGGGCAGAATGGTACGTTCAACGGCATTGCTTGCAACCCACAGGCGCAGATCGCCGGGATCAGCATTGCCAATTCCACAAACAGGGCTAATCTAATTTTCCAAGGTTGTAGTGTAGCGAACACAAGTACGCTTGGCGGCACTACTTGGGTGCTGCCAACTAAAGCGCATACGGCGAATTGGTTGGGCTGCGATATTCAGCCAACGTTCTTGTTTGCAGGTCTTCCAACCGGTGGGAATGTGCGGGCCTCCGATACTTACTATATCACCGATGGAAATCAGGCGACGGCTGGGATGGCGGTTACGACCGGAGGGGGGTCAAATAAAAGTTTCGTTACTTATGACGGGGCCGCCTGGATACGAGGCGCAGCATGATCACCGCGCTCCAAATCAACGCGGCTTTGTGGCGCATGATATTCTGTGCCGCGCATTGGCTTCTTTAAAATGGAAATAGAACTTGCCATACCTAAAAAATTAGAATTTTTATTATCTACTCCAGCAAGATTTAAAATTCTTTATGGTGGTCGCGGTGGTGCGAAATGTCTTGCTCTAGGAACTAAAGTTATTATGGCTGATGGTTCTTTAAGAGCTATTGAAAATATTTGGACTGGTGAAAGTGTTATGGGTCCAGATAGTAAGCCTAGAAAAGTTTTGGGAACTACTCGCGGAAGAAGTATGATGTATAAAATTCATCAAACTTCTGGAATTGATTATATTGTAAATTCTGCTCATATTTTGTCATTGAAGAAATCAAAATCTTCTATGAACGAAAAGGGTGAAATTTCTAAAGCTGATAATGCTAGACGCCCTAATGGACGATATTCTAGTTATCCTGAAATTTATAATATTAATGTTATAGAAGCTAATCAAAAATCAAATAGATGGAAAGAACATTTTAGAGGATATAAAGCAGGACTAATCAAATTTGATAAAAAGGAAATTTTAATAGACCCTTGGTATTTAGGAGCTTGGCTAGGCGATGGTAGGTCAGATGGTACAACAATTTGTACTGGCGATGGTGAAATTTTAGAAGCTTGCTATAAATATGCTGATGAACTTGGTATGGGAAATTCTATATATAAAGAAAAAAGTAATTGTGTAAGTGTAGCAATTACAAAAATTGTTGGTAGAGACGGTCGCACGAATTTACTTTGGGAAAAATTTAAACATTATAATTTATTTGATAATAAACACATTCCTTTTGAATATCTTACAAATTCAGAAGAAATTAGATTACAAGTTTTAGCTGGATTAATCGACACTGATGGAACCGTTCATAGTAATGGATATAACATAAATCAAGTAAACGAACAATTAGCCAAAGATATTAAATATTTGGCGGATACTCTTGGATTTCGAACTAATTTTTCAAAACGTAAAACTGTTTGTGGAAATAATGGTGCTATCGGTGAAGCTTTTCGCGTAAGTATTAATGGAGATACTTGGCGCATTCCTTGTAAAGTTAAACGTAAACAAATTCTAAAAGAAAATATCCACAAAAATAAAGACTTTCTTTTGTCCCAAATTAAAATTGAATGTGTTGGTGAAGGTGAATATGCAGGATTTGTTTTAGACGGGGATCATTTATTTTTATTAGAAGATGGGACGGTTACCCATAATACTGAAAGCGTAGCTAGAGTATTATTAGCTTTAGCTACTCAGCGTCGATTAAGAATAGCTTGCTTTCGTGAATTACAAAATTCTCTAGACGAAAGTGTTTATGCTACATTTGTAAACTGTATTTATGATTTGTGGGCAGATGGTTCTTGGGTTTTTGAATGGGATATTCAGAAAACTACAATTATTTCTAAGCGTACTGGATCAGAATTTATATTTTCTGGCTTGCGTTATAAAATTGAAGCCATTAAATCAATGGCGCGAATTGATATAGCTTGGTTAGAAGAAGCAAGAAATAGTAGTAAAACTACTCTTGATAAATTATTTCCGACTATTCGCGGTGTTTATAAAAAAGGTGAACATGGTGGGCCATTTGGTAAAGGGCCGGAAATCTGGATTACATTTAATCCTGAATTAGACACTGATGAAATTTATAAGCGTTGTGTTAAGCAACGTGATAAATATTTCCCTGAGTTTATTAAGAATGAAGAAACAGGAGAAATGGAACGCTACGCTATTGTTACTAAAGTAAATCATTCGGATAATCCATTTCTTCCTGAAGATTTGCGACAACAAATGGCTGTGGCTAAGCAAGCTAGTTTACTTGATCCTGATGATACTGAATATTTAGAAGTTTGGGAAGGTCATACTAAGCAAGTTTTAGCTGGTGCAGTTTATGCCAAGGAAATTAAAAAGATATTAAAAGAAGAAAGACGTGGGCGCGTACTATATAATTCAAATAAGCCAGTTTATACATTTTGGGATTTAGGTCATTCGGATAAAACTGCAATTTGGTTTGTTCAACATGCTGGAGTTGAATTTAATTTAATTCATTATTACGAAAATCGTTTAGAAAAAATGCCACATTACATAGAATATCTTCAAGAATTAAAATATAACTATGCTGCCCACATATTACCTCATGATGGTGATGCTGAAACATTATCAAATGTCACACCTAAAACCCAATTAAGAAATGCATTTCCAAATGCAAATATTCGCATTGTAAATCGTCCCTCAAAGAAAGCTGTTGGTATCAATGCTGTCCGCACTATTTTAGATTTGTGTAACTTTGATGAAACGAATACAAGTGAAGGTTGGATGTGCTTGTGCAACTACGCTTTTAAAATAAATGATGACAATGGAGTTTTTTCAAAGGAGCCAGAGCACGACACTCCATGGAGCCATGGATGTGACGCTCTACAGACGATGGCTTTAAGTCTTAAGCCAGAAAAGGAAATAAAAGTACGTACTGTTGGAAGTAATGTTAGAACTGTTCATAATATTGGTTCGCGCAATGGTTGGATGGGAACGTGAAATCTGGTATTTACAAAATTTTGAATACTAAAACCAATAAGATTTATATTGGTAGTGCTAAAAATTTGTCTGACAGATGGAGAACTCATAGAGTTCATTTAAATTTAAATAAACATAAAAATAAACATCTTCAAAATTCTTGGAATAAATATTCTGGTTGGTTTTTTGAATTTATTATTATTGAATATTGTGAAATTAAAAAGTTAATCGAACGCGAACAATTCTATATTGATGAATTGAAGCCAGATTATAATATATATCTTACAGCAGGAAGTCCGTTAGGTACAAAGCATAATGAAGATTTTAAAATCAAAGCTAGAAATCGTCAGATTGGTATAAGATATGTAGAAGTTCATAGAGACTTTGATAGATGGCCTTGTGATGCTGGAATAAAATGTAAATGTGTTGATTGTAAGAAAAAGAAAAATGATTACATGATCGCATTTCGTTTAAAAAGAAAAATTACAGAACAATACAGCATTGAGGCAATGTAAATGTCTTGGTCATCAACATGGGACACTAAACCTGAAATTATGGTTGTACCACCACCAACTGAATTTGAGCAAGGTTTAGTTACTAAAATCAAAGAAGATTATAATGCTGGTGAAACTTGGGAAGCCAATGCACGTTTAAATTTTGATTACGATTATAAATTTGCTAATGGTGATACCCACAATAAGTACCAATGGGAAAATGATTTAGTTCTATCTAGAGAATTAGACGATAAGCCTTGCTTGACTATCAATAAAACTGCTCAGCATAATTTAATGGTTATTAATGATGCTAAGCAGAATAAGCCGGGTGTTCGCATTCGTCCTGTTGGTGATGAAGCAAGCTATGAAGGCGCTCAAATTTATCAGGAATTGATTTATCATATTGAATATATTTCAAGTGCTGAAAATGTTTATGATAGTGCGACCACTTGGCAAGTTCAAGCTGGCATTGGGTATTGGCGAGTAGATACTGATTATATTTCTGATAAATCTTTTGACCAAGAAATTTATATTCGGCATATTAAAGACCCTCGTTCTGTCTATCTTGATCCTGAAATCAATGAACCTGATGGATCAGACGCACGATGGGGCTTGATCTTTGAAGATATGCCTAGAGATTTATTCAAGAAAAAGCATCCTAAATTTGCTTCAATAGCTTCTGCGTCTGTTTTAGGTAACAATTCTGATGCTTGGATTACTCGCAATCATGTTAAGGTTGCATTGTATTATTGGAAGGAAGAAAAAGAAGATAAGCTAGTTACTTGGACTAGTCCAAATGATAGAACACAGGTTATTGAAAAAGTTTCTGAACTTGATGAAATGCAGAAAAGTTTGTATGGTGAATTAAAAGGCAATAAACAAGCTAAGATTTTATATTCTTTCCGCGAACGTAAAGTTATTAGTGAAAATGTAAAATGGGTTAAGATTGCTGGTGATAGAGTTATTGAAGGTCCGACAGATTGGCCCGGTTCAACAATTCCAATTGTTAGACTTGTGGGCACCGAAACTGTTATTGACGGGATTTTAGATCGCAAAGGACATACGCGCGCACTTATCAACGCGCAGCAAATTTACAATTATATGTCTAGCTCGAATGTTGAATATATTTCAACACAATCTAAAACACCTTGGATTGCACCTAGTCAGGCAATAGAAGGGTTTGAAGAATATTATAAAACGGCTAATAGAATTAATCATTCTTACATGCCGTATAATGCTATTGATGAAGATGGTAATACAATTCCTCCACCAATTCGTAATGCTGCTCCTAATAGCAGTACTGGCTATGTGCAACAGATGCAAGTTGCACAAAATGAATTAATGATGGTTTCTGGTCAATACCAAGCTCAGATGGGTGAAAATGAAAACGCAAAGTCTGGTGTTGCGATTAACGCTCGCCAGCGTCAAGGTGATAGGGCCACTTATCATTTTATTGATAATCTGGCTATTGCGATTAGAAGAACTGGTAAAATCCTTATTGACCTTATTCCAAAAGTTTATGATACGCCACGGATTAAAAAAATCTTAGCGCAAGATGGTAATAGAATTAACGTCAAAATTGATACTGATGCTCAACAAAGCTTACAAGATGTTGGCGATCCTAATAATCCATTGATGGATAATGGTCAGAAGGTTAAAGAAGTTATTTTTAATCCTGATTTTGGAATGTATGATATTCAAGCGGATACTGGACCTAGCTACGCTACAAAGCGTATGGAAACTTCCACAATGATGATGGAGCTTATGAAAGCTGATCCTGAGTTGTGGAAACTGGCTGGTGATATTCTTGTTAAGAATATGGACTTTGCTGGTGCTGATGTAGTAGCACAAAGACTTAATAATATTGTTCCGCCTGAAGTTAAGGGTGAAGGTTTACCGCCACAAGTTGAACAGATTATGCATCAGGCGAGCGATCATATTCAGCAGTTGACACAGCAAAACCAACAATTGATGCAGCAATTAAAAGACAAAGAAAAAGAATTGACTATTAAGGCTCAAGATTTGGATTTACGCTTTAAAGAGGGTGGGGCAGAACAAGCTAGAGCCGACTATGAAGCTGAAACTAAACGGCTAGTGGCTTTGGGTAATTCTGGTCCTGCTGTAAGTGTTGAACAAATTCAGCCGGTGCTTAAGCAGCTAATACAAGGAATGTTGGCTAATGGTGAATTACTAGACGCTAAAGGACCACATGAGGGAGGAACACCTGTTGGATTAACTAACGATCAAGAACAAACACCAGAGGGTATGCCTGATGGTGCGACCAAAGCCGCCGATGGTCAGTATTATGTAAAGCAAGGTGATGGTTGGGCGCGCGTGGAAATGCAGTAATGCCTACATATGATGAAAATGGAAATGTAATTAGTTGGGATACTAACGATAGTAGCCAGCCTATATCCATTCCTAGTTGGGTTGAACAAAACCCCATTCCGTTACAAAATCCTGACGTATCGCCAGCCGAAATTGCAGCCTACAGAACGGCTAGGGCTGTTCACCATTCGGTAAAACAGCCTGTGACGGATGATCGTGCATCTGTCCCAAATTTCTTCTCTGGACCAGCCAATCCTGACCGCCCTTCCTATATTATGGAACCTGACTTGCAAGAAACGCAAGGCGGAATGCAATTGCCTCCTAGTATCGTTCAAGATGATAGCGGAAGGCTGATTTATGCTGACAATAATCAACCTGTTCCAATAGTTCAACGCTATGCTAACTTTCCATTTGCCCACACTCCCGAAGGTCTAAAGTTTGCTATGCCTAAGAATTTAGATTTGTTGAGCAATGTAATGGGTAATGTTGGTGGGGTTGTTGGTGGTAAAGTAGCGGCTAAGGCTGGTGAAATGGTGTTGGGTAGTGGTGGAGTAGTGAAAGAAACACCTAAGTATAAAATGGTTCCTGTTGACTATGATCCTTTTGCTACAGATTGGTATCATGGATCAGGTAGAATAGATCGTATGGAAGGTAAGATTGATCCAAAGCGAGCTACTTCTGGTCCAATGCCATTTTTTACTGATAACGCTGAAATGGCGTCAAGTTATGCAACAGGTAAAAAAGCAGATACATCATTAATGAAAAATAATCCTGGTGATAGTGTTGCTAATTATTTTACAGTATCGCCAAAAGATTTAGGTCATACGCGAGGAAAAACACCTTACACAGTTGAACAAAGTTGGAATTATTTATCTCCTGAAAAGAAAAAAGAAATTTTAGATAAATATCATAAAATTGGTTATGAGGATCGTGAAGGTGGTAGCGGCCCTTATACATTACATAATGAACCTTATTCTGGTTTATCTGGAAAAGATCATTATGATTATACATTAAATCGTGAAGCTCAAGGTAATCCTTTAAAGGCTCTTAGAATTATTTGGCATGATGGCGGAAGTCTTATAAACAGCGAAACTGATTTAGCTGAAATTTACAAACTTGCTGGATACCCACATAAGATTAGTGAAGCTACTGCACCTTGGACAGAAGCTAAAGGTGTTATGGCTGCTAAGCTCAATATGAAAAATCCATTATTGACGGATCAAAAAGATATAATTGTAAATGAAATTCTTCCAAAGTTAGAAGCTGCTTTTGAATTTGATCGTACTAAAAAACCTGCTTATTCAGCATCAGATGCTTGGGATAAAAATTATAGATACACTCCTAAAGAGTGGGTAGCACAGGCAATAGAAGATTATAAAAAAGGTGATAATTCTTATGTATGGACGACTATTCCTGATAAAGTTACTGCTGAATTAAAGAAACTAGGATTTGATGGAATTATAGATCAAGGTGGTAAAGGTGGGGGGCAAGCTCATAAGGTAGCTATTCCATTTGATATACCGGGAATTGTTAAATCTAAATATTCCGGCAAAATTTTATTTTCCGACACTCGCAATCAAGTAGCTGGTGAAGGTGGTAGAGTATTAGAAGGTAAAAAACCTTTTGAGGTTTTAACAGCACCAAAATCAAACGCTCAATTAGAAGCTAATACAGAAATTTTAAAAAATCCAGGCTCTAGTGATTTTAAAAATTTTATGAAAGAGAATGGCGGTAGAGTTAGAACATTTATAGATAAAGATGATAATTTGTATGCTTGGAATGCTCATTACGGTACACATGAAGGTGTAGCAAGTGGATTAGGATTAAAGATTAAAAATTGGGGTAATGAATGGTTTACTAGTAAAGGTAAAATGTATCCTACTGGTGATATTAAAGAAGGTTATCCTGACTGGTTAAAGGAAGGTCGATTACTTTCTGATACAAAAGGTGCTGTTGCAGGACAGGTAGGCCACCAGATTGAAAAAGGTCCATTCTATTCCCAACTTGAACGTACTGTTCAGCAAGCAAAAATAAATTTAGCTACTCCTGAACAATGGTTAGGATATTTAAAGAACCAGCCGGGAGTTAAAGCTGATGAATTATCGGCAGTATTAGGAAATATGCCAAAAGAAGGAATGCTGTCGAAAGGACAGTTAGAAGATATTGTTAAGGCTAATAAGGTGGAGTTGAAGGAAAAGGTTTTGAGTGGTGAAATTAAAAAAGGTTGGTTAGAACGTGGTGAAGATATTAACGCACCTACCAAATACCATCAATATCAACTTCCTGGTGGTGAAAATTATAAAGAGACGTTATTGAGTTTGCCGGGTAATCCTGAGAAGAAAGCTTTGATAAATAGAAATAATGAAATACAAGTTCGCAGAGAACAAATCCAAGATGAATTTGATGCTTTACATGGTCAAAGCGGGAAAGATATAGATACTAAAAGATTACATTTAGCTAAAGAACAAGTTGATTTAATGGATGAAAGTAAATCTTTAGCACGCAAATTAGATGATGTAGAAAATACAGGTTACAAAGCCCCTCATTTTGGCGAGCATGGTGAAGATTTGATGGCCCATGTTCGGACTAATGAGCGTGAATTACCAGGCATTGGCCGAGGAACACATATCGAGGAACTACAATCGGACCACGCCCAAAATATCCGTGATAAAGGCTTTAAAGGTGAAAAGGAAAAGCTTCAGCCTGAGTTTGACAAAGTTGAAGCTAAACTTATGGCAACTAATGATGATAAATTATTAGGACTGCCCACAGTTAAAGATGTTTTAGCTAAAGCTGTTGAGGATGGACATATAACTAAAACTGAAGCTAATACATATAAAAGATATACAGATATTGAAAATGCTTCTCCTGCTCCAGATATGCCATTCAAGAAAAATTGGGATGAAGTTTTAATTAAGAAAACTATCTACGATGCTGTACAGAAAGGACATAAATTTATTAGTGTTACACCTGGAGAGGCGCAAGCCTTAAGGTATCAGAATGAGATAAGGCAGAAGATAGATAACATTCGATGGATACCGCGTGAAGGCAAAGCTGGTGAAAGAGTTATAAGTGTTAAGCCTACAAATGGTAGTAGTGATATATATTTAGATATTGATAAGCATGGTAATATTGTAAATGGTCCATCAGAAGCTAAGGGCAAACCATTATCTGATGTAATAGGCAAAGATATTGCTAAACAGATTTTAGAAAAGGACAGTGGTAACATTGATGCTAAAGGCTATGTAATGGGTGCAGAAGGTATGAAAGGTTACTATGACAAAATGGTAATTGATAAGTTTAATAATATTGGTAAGAAGTATGGGGCGAAGATGGAGCCATTTGGGGCTAATTTAGGAAAGGAAACTAAACAATATAGGATTGAAGAAAATCCTGGAAATAGGGATGGTAAGACAGTTACAATTTATAGTGTAAGGGATGACAAAAATAGATTAATGTCTGACTTTAGTTCAAAAGAACAAGCTAATAGATATATTGAAAATAGAAAAACTGAAGAAGCAGCTAAACCTAGTCAACCCATCCACATAATGAAAATTACCCCCGAGCTAGAGAAAAAAGCTAAAGAGGGATTTGAACTTTTTTCTAGTGGTCCGACATTAGTTCCGGTGGATAAGCCTCCTGAGTTTGACAAGAAAGAAAAACCGAAATATAAATTGACCCCTATCGCTTACAATCCATTTGCTAATAAATTGCCTGATGCTTATAGCCAAATGTTACAGGATCGTAGCAATACAGTTATAAATACAATCAATCCCGGTACTAATTGGTCCGGTGATAAAAATGTAATGAAGCCAGAAGATATAGCGCCTTCCGATCAGGAAAACATTTAATGTCTAAAATTGTATCTGTTCCTAAGTCACAGTTGATTGAAAAAACAGCGTTGCAATTTGCATGTGAGTATTATGAAGCTGGTAGAAATACTGGTTTAACGTCAAAGCATAAGAATGCTAGAGCATTTGCTAAAGCTAATGTGGAAAAATTCGTTCCACTTGTTATTTCTACATTCTTAGATATGCTTGCTAATCCTAAGTTTAGCGAACATATGAAAAGAGAAATTTGGGACGCTATTCAAGAACGCCACAACGATCCTACGTTACAAACTCCTACACAACTTCCCAACATTGATGTAAAGAAACTTATTAGTATTGTTGACAGCAATAAGGGTAGCGATGCTACACAAGTAAATCTAAAAGCTGTTCAGACAATTGAGAATGCTTTAAAGTCTGTGAACAAAGATTATATTAAACAATTAAAGGTGAACTAATATGGCAAAACCATCATTTGTTTCAGGACTTAGTGAGCCTACTAATAAAGTTGACGCAGATGATGATATGCAGTGGAAAGCTCGCAATGCTCTAGAAGATATTGAAAGGGCAGAAAGTCATAAGCGCGACCGTGAATTAATGAAGCATGTTAAAAAAGCGGCACGCGAAAAAGTTAAAAACTTGAAGAAGATTTGTTAATAGGAGTTTGTTTATGTACGGTATCAGTATTGCTCATATTATTGTTGTTACGTTGGCTATTGTTCTTTTGTTTGGACGTAACAAAGTTAGTTCTTTGATGGCTGATATAGCAGGGGGTATTAAAAACTTTAAAACTGGTGTAAGGGAGCTTGAAAAATAATGGTTGATATATCCAGACGCTTCTTTTTAGGTGGTGCTATTTCATTGGTAGCTGCTGTTACTTTTAAACCATCTGTTTCGGCTATGATGAATTTGCCCACAATTTACGGTGATGGCAAAACAGATGATACAGCAGGGTTAGGAGCTTTGTTTAGAAGTGAACCAGTTACTTTTAAAAAGGAACAAATTGGTATTGATAAGCATGAAGGTTTGACTTTTCATAAAGGTAGCTTTGTAATTAGTAATTCAATTCATATTCCAGAAAATACTAAAATTGAAATCGAGAAGGCACATTTTATTGGGCGAGATTTACCGGATGATTTTCCATTCTTTATTTGTGAAGATTTTAGTGGAAAAGGTTTTAGCAATTCTTTAAAACCCGGTGTTCAAACTGTGTGGGAAGTTCAAAGAACTCATAAAAGTAAATTTATAAGTTATCCGTTCTTGGAAGATGGAGATAGGCGAAAATCGGGGTTTGTATGAACTGGCAAGGTATTGAGATTTCAAAACTTTCAGATGATGAATTGCTAGACGCAATTCATAGTGTGGGCACCATTGATGCTAACCGAGTAGATAAACTAGCTCAGCCTAGAGAACGTCATAAGAAATTGTTTGAAGCTTATCCACCTACAGAAAATCCAGCTTTTACGTTACTAGCAATAGAATTAAATAATGAATTTAAAAAAAGGAACCTGACTAATGTTTAAGTCTAGATTATTGTCCAGTGCTGTTTATTATGCTGCTGAAGATGAAAAGGGTAATGGCGATACTAAGTCCGAAAAAGATAAAGTTCGTGAAGGTATCAAGACTACTAACAATGCAGAAAAGGAAGATGACAAAACCGAAACTGACAATACATTGGATAAAGAAGATGATAAGGAAGGCAAAGAAGAAGGAAAAGATGACGACAAAGAAAGCGATGAAGGCGGTGAAGATGATGACAAGGAAGAAGATAAAGAAGATAAGGAACTAACTCCTGAACAGAAAGAAATTGCAGCACTTCAGAAGAAGGTTTCACGTCTTGAAAAGAGAACTGGTAGAACTGCCGGTGAACGCGATCAATTAAAGAAAGATTTGGCTGCTGCTAGAACACAGCTAGAAGCTAAGGTTGAAGCTGGCGAAGGTCTAACAGAAGAAGAAGTTGAAAGACGCTCTAATATTAAAGCTGAACAGATTGCTACTCAGCGTGAATATGATAAGGCTGTTAAAAAGTTGGTTAGCGATGCTACTAAAGCTGACAAAGATTTTAATACTAAAGCCGGTGAAATGGCTTCTGAAGTTGCTCCAGTTACACCATTTATGATTGGTGCTTTGGAAGATATTGATAATGGTGGCGCAGTATTAGCTTACTTGGCAGATAATGTTGATGAATATGAAGAAATTTTTGCTATGTCGCCAGCTAAGATTGTTTCACGTTTCAATCGAATTTCAGAAAAGTTAATTGCAGACGCAAAGCCAATTAAGAAGATTAGCAAAGTCCCTGATCCTCCTGAAAAGGGATTGAAAGGTAATCAATCTAGCCCAAGTGTTCTTAATCCAAAGAACATGGCTGAATATACGCGCGTTCGTATGCAAATGAAGGATGATAGACGAAAAGCGCGATTGCGTTAATCACTCCTATTGTGGGTATTTAAAACTAGCCCTTGACGGGGCTAGTTTTTTATTTATGGTTTGATCCATATTAAAGTTTTCTAGGGCTAACTCTAAACGCTCTAGTTGCCTTCTGAAGCTGGCGGTAATCGCTTCAGTCGCTTGTACGGGTTTCAGCAGCCCATTTCATCACCAAAAAATTTATTCGCGCCACTGTGCGCTTTAAAGGATACTTTCAATGGCTGGCAATACACTTTTAACTATTGATATGATTACTGCGGAAGCAGTAATGCTGTTTAAGAACAGCAATCTTTTCATCATGAATATGGATACTCAGTATGATCCAGCCTTTGCTATTGATGGTGCAAAGATTGGTTCTGGCCTTCGTATCCGCTTGCCGAACGATTATATCGTTACTTCTGGTCCGGCAATGCAGCCTCAGTCTACCTCTGAACAGTACACCACTTTAACTGTTTCTAGTCAGTTGAATGTTGCTGTTCCGTTTACCACTGCTGAACGCACTATGAGCATTGATGATTATTCTGAAATCATCATGGCACCAATGATTAACAACCTTGCTGGTGCTGTTGCTCAGGACGTTATGAATGGTTCAGAAGGTGGTGTTTGTAACTTCGTTTCCAACGTGGATGCTGGTGGCAATATTATCTCCCCCACTTCCGAACAGTTTTTAACTGCCAACGCAATTATTGACCTGTTGGAAGGCGATCCAATGACCCGCCGCGTTGTCAACGATCCTATTACGGATGCTCGCACCACTGTTTCGCTCCAGGGTCTTTTAAATCCTGCTACTGAGATTTCCGCTCAGTATCGCACTGGTATGATGAAGTCTGGTCTTGGCTATGAAAAGTGGTTCCGCGATCAGACTGTGATTAAGCATACTTCTGGTACTTACGATAGCTTAGGTACTGTGAATGGTGCTGGTCAAACTACTGCTTCTGGTGGTGGTAGCATCACTGTTAATGCCATCAACGGCACCTTGAAGAAGGGTGACATTATTACTTTTGCTGGTGTTAACTTGGTCAACCGCACCAATAAGACCGATCAAGGAACCTTAAATCAGTTTGTTGTTACTGCCGATGTTGCATCTGGTGGTACTAGCATTCCGATTTATCCCGGTCTTATCCCTGCTCCTGGTGCTGGTCAAACTCAGCAGTATCAGACTGTTACTGCTTCCCCGGCTGATGGTGCCTTGATTGTCATGGCAACTAAGTCTGGTGAAGTATATCGCAAGAGCATTGCTTATGTTCAGAAGGCGGTTACTCTTGCCACTGCTGACTTGGTTATTCCTCGTAAGGCGGTGGAAGAAGCAGCACGAGCGGAATACGATGGTATTTCCATGCGTATTCTCACCGACTATTTACCGGGTAGCGATCAGTTAGCTACTCGTGTGGACGTTTTATACGGGTATAAATATATCCGGCCCGAATGGCTCGCGGTCGTTGCCGACCGCGTGTGATCTGATAAAGTATAATACCCTAGCTAGGAATAAACCTAGCTAGGGCTTTTTCCTAACGGAGCTAACTAATGTCTACTGAAGTAAAAAAGTATGCTGATGGTACTGAAATTAAGCAGTTTCCTAAGTGGGTTTATCCAGGTGGCAAGCCTGCTCATGCTAGTCCAGCAAATAGAACGCAGCATAATGGTGTATTAGTCCAGAATGAAGAAGAATTGAAAGCAGCTTTGGTCGAGTTTGGCGAAGCTACAGAAACCCCTAAATCTACTTCGGAAATTGATACTAAGAAAGCTAGTCAACCAGCTAAGACATGGTAAATGACTACAGCACGCGACTTATGTTTAGATGCTATAAATGAAAGTGGAGCTAATGGTGTGGGTCAAACACCATTAGCAGAAGATATTAATGCTGCTTTCACTCGCCTTCAGAGAATGGTTGCTGTATGGCAAACTAACAGATGGTTAGTTCCTTCATTACAGAATATTAAATTTAACTCTACTGGTGCCAAGTCTTATAGTGTGGGCATCGGTGGTGATATAAATATACAAAGACCCGATGATATTAAATCTGCTTATGTAGTTCAATTAAATACAGGGTCTACACCTGTAAGCTTGGGAATGGAAAAAATCTTTGCATATGAAAACTATGCACAGATTGCAGTTAAAGATTTATTTAGTTTACCAGATCATTTCTTTTATGATGCTCAATATCCATTGGCTAACTATTATCCTTGGCCAATTCCTCAATCTGGTCAATATGAATTGCACATAATTGTAAAAAGCTTATTGGGATTTGGCACGACTATCACACAAGGTGCTATTACTGCTGGTGGTGGAGCATACGTTGATGCAATTTATCCAAATGTTTCATTAACGGGCGGAAGTGGTACAGGGGCTACAGCAGATATTACTGTTACAGGTGGTGCTGTAGCATTATTAAATTTAGATACTGGTGGACAAAATTACGCTATTGGTGATGTTTTATCTGCTTCCAATACCGATCTAGGTGGTATTGGAACTGGATTTAAGTACACGGTTCAAAATACTGGACCTACTATAGATACTGTAATTTCAATGCCTCCTGAATATGAAGAAGCATTGATGTATAATTTAGCTTTACGTGTTTGTTCTTATTATCAAGTCGATCCAATTAAAACGACTAAAGCGATTGCAAAAAGTTCATTGAATGTAATTCGTAAGGCTAATACACAAGTTCCTAGATTAACTATGCCTGCTGCTCCTGGTGTGAGAACAGGAAGGGCGTTCAATATTTACAACCCTGATGGCAATGGTGGATAATGCCATTAGCTAACTTACTTGGGCAACCTTATGCAGGAAAAGCGGCTATTGCTTCAGGGCAAGTTGCAATAAACGTCTATGCTGAAAGTAATAAGGATGCTTTACAAGCACCAACACCTATTACATACTATCAAATGCCGGGTACAGATTTATATGCAACTCCGTTAAATCCTGGACAGTCTCGTTGTAATTATAGAACATCAAGTGGTACTGCCTACACTGTAGTAGGTCCAACTGTTTATTTACAGCAGAATAACGGGGCACTTGTATTTGTGGGCAGTATCCCCGATAGAGCCTCACAAGTACATATGGCTGATAATGGATTAGCAGTAGTGCTAGTTGACGGTAGCAATATTGGTTATGCTATCGACATGACTACTAACGCTTTTGGGACAATTATTGACCCAAGCTTTTATGGTGCAGATCAGGTTTTATTTCTTGATACGTTCTTTGTATTTAATAGACCGGCAACCAATCAATTTTATATTTCTTTGGGAATGGTTACTTTTGCGCTGCTTACTGCTGGAACGTCATTCGATCCATTAGATATTGCGGCTAAAGCTGGTTCCGCTGATCCAATTGTAGCTATTGCTACAGTAAATAAAAATCTTTGGTTGATTGGAGCTTTAACAACTGAACCTTGGATTGGTACTGGTGCTGCCGATTTCTTCTTTCAACAAGTCCAAGGCGCTTATGTCAATCATGGATGCATTGCGCCTAATTCAAACGCCAGCACAGATACAATTATATTTTGGTTAATGCAAGATAGAAATGGTAAAAATATAATTGTAAAAACTGTTGGGTACGATGTTGAAGAAGTTTCTACACCTTATTTAGTTTCTCAATTTAATACTTACACAACTACTGCTGACGCAATTGGATTTATTTTACAATTTGAAGATCATGCATTTTATTTTCTAGTATTTCCTACAGCTAATATTACTTGGGCGATGGAATTAAAAACAGGCTATTGGTGTCAGGTTGGAAAGTTTAATCACGATACTCAATCTTTTGACCGATGGCGAGCTAATAACGGTATGCATTTTGATGGTAAGCTTATCATAGGTGATTACGATACTGGCAAGAATTATAAATTAAATCCAGATAGCGCCTATGATGATGGCGATGTAATGAGCTTTGTTAAAACATTTGTTCACATGGTTGGTCCTGAATATCAAAGAGTTATATATAAAGCTGCTAGTTTAAGAATGGTTGTTGGATCATCTACCAAACCTGTTGGTGATCCAAGTACCGATAATGAGCCTGAAATTAATTTAAGCTGGTCCGATGATGGTGGAAAGACATTTGGGTTTCCTCTTGCTCAATCATTAGGAAGAAATGGGGAATATTTAGTTGACCCTCAATGGAATAAGCTTGGAATGGGAAGGGATCGTATCTTTAAAGCTCAGTGGAATGGACCTGTCATTACTGCTTTGAATGGCGCTTATGTTGAAGCTAAGCCGTTGCGGTCTTAAGCATGGTCCCCTTCTACACCACCATAGCTAAATTTGTTAACTCTGCTGGTAACATTCTTCAACCTTGGGTTTCTTATTTACAACAATTTACAATTGCTCCACCACCTTTTATGTCAGTCACTGTGGGCATTTCACCATTTGCTTATAAATCTAAAGAACCTGGAAATATTTACATTAGTGGTGGAGTTGTTTCAGCAATTAGCTTAACTCGCGGAACAGTCGCTTTATCTTTAGTTACTACTAGACCAATTTTAATTCCTGTTGCGGTAGATGATATTGTAACTGTTACTTATACTGGACTACCCACAATTAAATTTATTCCTAGTTATGGGTCAAATACAAATGCATGATATAGCTAAAGCATTATGTGAAGATTTTAGAGCTAGTATTCATGCTTGGGAAGCACTTGC